GTTTTAACGAGTCCTGCCTCTCTTGGAGGCTGTCTACCAACTGCGAATACGCAGACTCCTGCTCCTTCAGTCGGCTTTCCGTCTCAGAAACTTTTTCTTGGGCCAAGGATAAGGCTTGTTCAGCTTCAGCGATCCTAACGTCAGAGTTCAAGTTGAAAGAAGAAAGGACTACAACGAGAACTGCGAGCCCAACAATCGAAAGCGCATTCTTGCTCATCTGGATGGTCAACTCGTTTTAGTGCTGGTTACAAAAAAATATTTTGAATTGTTATTTTGGTGATAAAAATACCAAAATCGTGTATAAAAATATTTTTTGAAATTTAATTAATTTTAAATCTGTAGGCCGGGGTGGGGGCAATTGTCCCACTGATTGTTTTCCTGTGAACCCTTGTGCTTTCTACGTCACCTGACTCAACCATAACCCGGAGCAGGGACCGGAGCTTTCGTATTGAGATGCCGACAAGATCAACAAGCTCCCTTGTTGTAAACGAATACGGATCGTCGTCCGGCATCGCCTCTTTTCGCTCTTCAATAGACTTTGAGATCTGTTCAAGAATCTCTGATTCGGTAATCATTCAATTTCCATTTGTGTGGGACGTTCTGGTGAGAATAAGATTGGTTCTATTGAGTACTCGCCATCCGTAACGGGAACGCATACAAGACCAACGTCAGCCATGCTTTCGGCCACCCGATGCACATACTCTGTTGCTAACTGCCATGCGGGCAAAGCTACGGCCCGAGTTTTTATTTTATGGATCTTGCCACTGTCAGCGAACTGATGAAAGTGGCTGCGGATGGCGAGGTCGGGTGGAGCAAGACCATCCATCATGTAGTTAAAACAGATGTCCTGAGCATACCATCGCATGTACGGACCCTTCGTGTGGGCTCTGCGCCCCATGCGACCGTGGTGTTTCACATCAAAGTCCACGCCTCCGATGGTCATCTTGCGCCAGTATGAGGACATCTGCCCTGTGTCGGGGTCGCCCACAACAGGCCACCCCTGAGACTTCAGGGCGCGAGCTATGCCCTCTTCTGTGTTACCGGACTCTCCCACATGTGCGGCAGTACCGCGAATGATGTGGATGGAGTCAGGCTTCAGTGCGAGGGGGATACGCATGGACTCAAGGAAGCATGTGATGTGAATGCCCGTGAGTCTGCTCGCGATCTGGGATGTCCGATGGTGATCACCGTCGATGGCATCGCCGTTAACTACGATGTGTAGTTTCTTTTTTCGGCCACGCATTTTTTTAACGCGCTTCCACGCATCAATCCAGTTACTCCAAAGCCAGAGCTGAGACTTGTTTGGTTGGTACCAGCCCCCGTCGTCTAGCTCTAAGCCCTCCTCTGGACAAAGCCCCACTGTGGAGCCGCAGTGCGTGTCCCCTAAGAATACTACCAGATGTTCATGGTTTTTCTTCATTATTTTTTTTTGAAAAAACAAGAGCACCGCAGATCACGCAGTAACCATCATCGCCAGCGTCACTGCCACATCTGTCACACTCTGAATATAAGTCCTCCATGTCCCAGCCACACATCCAACAAAACCGGGAACCATGAACCTCTGAAGCGCATCGGGGACAATCTCTTGGTCCTTTAAACATCTAACGACTGCTATTGCCAAGCTCAAACTTGACTTTTAGAACCGCTATTTCTTGTTCCAACTCAATCACCCTGTCTGTCAGTTCGTCAATCTGCTCAGTCAATAGTCCAGTTGTACCGATGTACTTGCTCTGGCGGCTTGCCAAGTCTTCAATTTCTACCGTGGCTTGCGCGTCCGCTCGCTCCATCGCCTCGAAGCGTCCACCGGCTACCCATGTAGCGACCAGTATAGATACGGCAAAACCCACGCTTATCGCGGGTAAAGATGTCGCCTTGGAGATGCCGTTAGCCACTATCGTCGAGCCTTGAGTTCTTCTATCTGGTCTTCGATTGCGTCTAAGCGTTCCGCATGCCACTCAAGTGTGAGTTCTTGCTGCTGATCGAAGGGTGCGCTCCCAGACTCAACCTCGTCCACGATCTTCTCAAGCTGTGTCTCAAGGTGGCCTAGCAAAAGAAACTGCTCTGCGTCTGCGGGTAGCGAGCCTAGTTCACCCCGTGGCCACCTCACCCGGAACTCGGAGTTCAGGCTGACATCTTGCTCCATGATCATCAATGATGTTTCGATGGTGTTCAGCCGCTCGACAATCCCGAAATAAGCCCAGACACCAATCGCAACACCCGCCACAATAGAAAGAAGATTGCGAAGCGGCATTGCAATCTCCGTGTTGTCGTTCAGTCTCGCAGGCATTACTCATCTCGCTTCGGTGCCCACTTTTCGACACCGCTTATTGAGAAACACCCAAGGGTGATGATCAAAAATGAGTTGTAAATAAATTCTTGGATCGACAACTCAATGCCCCACACACCCGTAGCGACATCCACCACGGCAGTAACAACCATCATTGCGAACGAAAGGCCACCCACAATGCTCTTTTCGTTCCAGTCATTGTTGTCCTTAAAAACACTTAAAAATCTACTCATCAGTTTTATTCCTATTCTGGATACGGCCTGTTCTGGATGTAAACGATATCCATCCCGGCAGCGATCGCGATGTTGGCAGTCGCGCTGTCACCGATCGCCCTGTATTCAATATCTGTTTTTTCTAAAAACTCTATCGGCACCAAGTATTCTTGGTGAACCGAAGACTGACTTTTTACAAACCTGTCTTTAAGATTAAAGACTCCTCCGGGCGGTCGGGCAGCAAGCGAAACAGTTGCGTATTTGTTACTCTGTGTGGTCGCGACAGTGACATCTGTCTGTAGCAGGTAGGCCGTGTATCCACGAGGGACAGTCCAGAGGGCCATTGTTGTCTGGTTATCACCGACCAGAACTGTAGCGTACTTATTTGTAGGGACGCCCGATGTCGGGGAGGATTCGGTCCCCACATAGAGGATGCCTGCGTTCTCTCCACCGCTACCTGCTGTATCAACAATGACACGAAAGACTCTTGTCCAGTTTGAGGCATCTCCAAGCTGGACTCCGTTTTGGCCATCCATGTCTACCGTGACAGAAATCTCGTCATAGTTAGTATCCAAGCCGTTTACGGTAACAGTCCTAGCTCCTGTTCCAGCAACGTCGTCTGCCGCAGATGAGCTAGAAATATATAAAGTGCTCGGATTGGTCAGATAACTATATAGACCACCCTGTGCCCATATGGTTTCCAACTGGTCATCAATATCGTTGTTGAAACCAAATTTAAATATGGATTTATGGTACCCGATCTGGCCTCTGGCAATCTGTAGGTAGAAGGGTTCGGTTGTCCCTACTCTAGAGATGGATGACACTTCTGCCATGATGTTACCCTGACTCTGTTTCGTTTTTAATTAAAAGCAGAAATGACTCTTCGTCTTTTACGATATCCCAAAATTCGTTGAACGCCTTCTTGCTATTCCACACCGCAAGCCGTCCGTCTTCTGTTTCGCCTCGGTCTTTGCCCGGAGCAATGCAACCCTCAAGCTCGTTCGCATAGTTGGCCGCATGGAAGAGCAAGCGGTCCCTGCCCTCAACGATGATCTCAAACGTCGGGTAGTCGCCACGATGGTAGTAATCTTTAATGCAGGGATGCAGCCCTTCTGGAATCAACGTTTCTGAGTTCTCTATGCTGTGAAACGAGTGACCGTCTTTCTTGTTATACAGTTCGCCCCAAACAGCGTCACCTTTCTTTAGTTCCCTTCTCAGGTGCCAAACTTGGTGGGCTTCTTCTTTGTCGTCCTGCGTCATCGGGCAACCCTGTCGATAAGTTTGAAGGCTCGTTCTCCGGCCTTTCTGCCCTGTGTCGAGGCCAGATTGAGTTGTGTCTGGAGCCTTCTTTCTGGGATGTTCTGGTTGCGCAAAAGAGAATTTCTTCTCTGTCTAATATTTCTCATTTCGCGAAGCAGGCCCTTGCTGGCTTTGGCAATGTTTAGCTCATCCTCGTACTGTTCTTTATAGTTTTCGAGGGCTTGAGCGGCTACTCCGCTACGCACCATGCGATTGTACTCATCTTCAACAGTTTTAGCATTATTGAGAATGTTCCACGCAGAGTACTCAATATTACCAATGTCGTATTGTTGTGTATTAAATCTTGTTGCACCCGTAACCTGAGCAAGCCGCTCTGCGGGGGTGAGCTTTGATGCCGGTGTTGGTGAGTCGGTGGCTGTACCTGCAATGTCCACAAGCTGCATAGCCCTACGACCCACAGTACCGCCAAGGCTCTGTATCAATGCTTCTACCCGGAGAGGTGAAATGTTTGTCAGTTCACCAATCTTGTTTGCCAAAACTGGAGTTGTTGGCGTTGTCTGACGAGCCGAAGGACGTACACCAAGATACTCTGGAACGATTGGCTTCCACCTGAACAGGTCCCTGTTGACGGCCTGCTCCATTAAAGGCTGAAGGGCTGCGGGTATAGGAAGCGTCCCTGTTAGTGGATTTTTTGCAAAATCAACAAGGCTCTTTGTAATCTCACTGGCAGCGTCAGTGCCCGGAGGAACTGCGGATTCGATCTTTCCGCTTTGCGCCCAAGCGTCGAGCGCCCTTTCGGGCAGAGAGGCAAAGGCGTAGCCAAGCTCAAACGGCTTGGGTACGCGGAAAAAGCCACCTTCCGGCTTGGGTATAAGCCAGAAAAGATTTCTCTCCCAAAGAGGACGGTCCCAATATTCTGGATTGTCTTTATTGACAGACCACAGGGCAACGGTTGGTGCAGTCATTGCCGTGCCCATAGCCAACATGCTCTGTGAGGCACCCTTCAGTGCAGGCTCAGAAGGGTCCCCCCTAAAGAGCCTGAACAGTTTTGAGTACCCCTGAAGTGTTGCATTAAAAAATGGCGTTATCTGGGCAATGGTCTGAACGGTTTTATTTGATCCCCTAAGTGCAAAGGGCAACGTAACATCCTGAGCAGACCAGATTGCTTCCTGAACACTAGATCCGGGGAGTTTCGACGCTGCACCAGAACGCATAGCCCTGTACATCGCTAGTCTGGGGGCATTCTCAGCCACCATTCCGATGGTTTCTAGGGCTTCTTTGACGCCACCCAAGGTAGAGCGGAGAGTGTTCCTTTCGTCCTTGTTCATAAGGCCAGCAACAAGTTTCTCTGCGTCTTTTTTGCCGTATGAAAGACCTACAGTTAGCCCACCCTGCCTGACAAACTCATTCCATTCGCCCGGATCAATACCAAGGCTTCTCCCTAAACCAGAAAGAATCTCAGAAGATGTGCGAGAAGTATTTGCTAGAGTATTTATGTCTCTATTGGCCAAGCGTGCGCCAGCAATAGCTTTTCCGGCACGGGCAACCTCTACGGTGGGTCTGGCTAATACCCCAACGCCTAGTCCTGCGGCCCCCAATTGCAGCGCCCGCGTTAGCTTTTCTTCTTCAGTGCCCTCTCCTGAAAGTCCTACGGCAAAACCAGTCGTGCCCCCGACAAGAGACTCGCCCACAGCCTCTGGCCCCCTCTGAACAGCCCTTTGTACCGCATAAAGCGGCAAGTCGCGAAGAACAGACAGGACCGCAAAGTCCGGCAAGAGTGTAATGCTTTGCCTTTTGAGATTCGCCACCTTTTTTAAAATGTCGGTCATTATCCCCGCAGCCTCGGGAGACTGTCGGGTCAGCGCCTCAAACAAATCGGGGTCTTCGACCACATAGTTTATGAAGCCATCTTCGTCTACAAGATTTTCAAACTCCTTATTGTATGACTTGTGCCTCCAGATCCTCCCAGAAGCTTCAGACAGATCATCTCTTGTGGCCAAACGAATAATTCCGTCTAGTTCTTTGTTCGGAGTCTGCTCAATCAGAGTTGCAATCCCATCACCCACCCTCTTTGTGGCGACATTATCGAACACCCTCATGGTTTCTATGGGCAAAATGTCTACCGGAGAAACTAAGGGGTCCCTCGACACAACGTCTTGATCTATTGGCCGAACAGTGCTTCTTGTCTGAAATGCACTTCCAGTCCTTCTCACGAATGCCGGGGAGGTTACGTCTTCTCTGGACCGTGCCCGGATCATTGGTGTGTAGTAGTCGTCAACCCCGTCAGCAATAGACGATTTTACAATTGCATCGTACTCATCCAAGCGGACGATGCCCTCGTCTCTCTGGAGTCTTAAATTTTCCCTAAAAAATTCTTGTAGTTCGTCGGTGGCTTTTTTGAGTTCAGGGTTGTTTAAAACTGTTCGGTGCATTTCCTGAAGTTCTTTGTTGCCAATGTTAGCCATTCTTGAGCCAAGACCGTTTGCGCGAAGCACCATTTCGCGACGGATCAATGCAGCTTTGTTAATGGCCTGCAAGTTATTTCGATTTGCTCGAAGCCACGGGGCAAAAGCCTGAGAAAGCTTAAGAGCAGGCCCACCCCTCTTCAGGTACTCGTATCCGGCTTGTGTCGAACCAAGCATCTGACTAATAAGTCCAGAAATTCTTCGTTCGGCGCTTATGTCTCCGGGAGTTGCCGCCCTAGCAAACTTTCTTATAGGAAGATACTGATCAAATATCTGTGCAGCAGCCCTCTCTCTGGGGTTTAATAGCCTTCCGGGCCGTGTTCCAGCTTCTTCATAGGTGCCCAATCTGACAGAACCAAAAAGACTGTCAGACACTTGCGGTCGAGCAGCTTTAGCGGTGCTAGAAAACGCGCCACCAAAAGCAGATCCAAGAAGCTCAATGCCCAGTTCTCTACCAAAGTCAGTGCCCTGTCTTTCAGCATAAGAACTAGCTCTAGCTAAAGAGAGGGGGGACTCAAGCACCGATGCAGCAATCGCGGAGCGAACCCTAGAACCCCTTGTCATGTCCTGAAGGGTTTTAAGGGCTTGTGGGGCATACCGTAGTGAAGCGGCCCTGCTCAACCCCAACGTTCCTAGAGTCGTTGCGGCCTCACCCCCGATTCTTCCAACAAGCTCACCGGCTGCACCAGCGGTGCCTTCAGGTGTAAAAAATTCTTCAGCCTCAGATTCTACGTCTCGCGAGACATCTTTAAGCCCCTCTCCGATTACATCGGCACCCACAATGTCTAGTATCTGTCCAAAGCCTTCACCTAGACTTGTCAGAGCCCTTGTTCCACCCAAGGCTAGACCTTGTGAGAACTCGCCAATAGACGAAAGCGCTCCGTCTTCCGACCTACTACGAGACCCTGCAAAAAGGCTGTTGATTCGATCAATAGCCTCCTCGTGTGACAAGCCTTGTTGACGAAGCTCTCTGTATCTCTCCTGTACAGACATATGCGTCAGGGTTGTGGGACAAGCTTATTAAAAGACAGGTCTATAGAGCCACCGTCTGCGTTTCCATTTAAATCAATATCTGGGTTTCCGCGGTCCAATCCTTCTTCCCTAAGCCCAGTTCCTGTAGTGTATCCCCTTCTTGCAAGCTCCCGTCCAAAAAGCCTCATCGCGTCATTAAGGGCTGATTGGTTTCCTCCAGAAAGCACCCGTATTGTATCCCGAACTCTATTGATCTCCCCGAGGATTCTCTCAAGCCCTTTGTCTTCTAGGGCATCACGACCATCTGATGTGTTAAGGTCGGGAATGCCGCCAATAGTACCTTCAGCGTTGGTGCTATCGAGCAAGTATGCAGCCAGCTCGTCGGGTATTCCGCGTAGTTGCCGTTGGGCTGACGCCTGTGCAGCAGACGCTTGTATTTGCAACCCAAGCAGGGCAATAAGATTTTGAACGTCTTGTCCCTGAACGGCTTGATCTGCCTCCATCTTCAGGATCTCAAGGCTTACCGCATCAGCCGCGTCTTGATCACTGATCTCGCCCCGGATGCGTTGGTTTTCAATTTCAAGAATGCGACGACGGCCCTCTAGGAGAGCGCCTTGGGCTCCGGTATCAAGCTCTGCCATCCGAATGGCAAACTCCCGCTCCCGATCCGCCTCTTCTCGCCGCATGTCCATAAGCCCTGTACCAAGCCTAGAAACACCTCCTGCAATACCACCTTCCTGAAAACGCCCCTGTGCAACAACGTCACCCAAGCCAAGGAGAAGTCGCGTCTGTTCATCGCGCCGCCTTGCTTCAGGGTCAGTTTGGTATAGCTCGCGCATAGCCCTCATAGAGTCAGCCGCAAGTTGAGCCTGTTGCATCTCAAGGTCTGTCATTTGGCTGGTAATGTCTTCAAACCGAGAAGAGCGACCCCCGATTTCTTGAGCCCTCTGCTCAAGAAATTCTCTGAGAGCCCTGCTTTGTGCGGTTGGTTGACCTTGCTGTTGAATTCGCTGCAAGATCATATTTTGAATGTCTGGGGACACACCCACGGGCATGTCGCTAGGCATATCAGCACCGCTGCCGCCGAATGAACCAAATATACTGTCTGGCAAAATCATTCCACCTTCGACATCTCCGACTTCTTCATCCTCGTCGGAGTCAGCAAATCCTTGGTCAACACCGTAAAGGAGTCCGGGGAGAAGGGTCCAAAGTCCAAGTTTCCCAAGACCGCTTTCAACCATGTCTGCAAGTTCACCGATAGCTCTACCGCGGGTTCGAGGGGCAACACCGCGTGGACCTGCTATAAAACCACTTCCACCTTTTACTGCATCTCTGAGTGTCTGAGCCACCCTCGGAGCCTGAGCCAAGATTCCCTGACCCGCGCCGTAAGCTTTCCTAGCTCTCCGGAGACCAAACCTTGTTGCAAGAGCGGCAGCAGGGATGCCGATTGCCGGATTCTCCCTTCCGAATTCATAAACATCATACGCACCACGCAAAATGGGTCCGGGCTTAAAACCCTCTTCCTCATCTTCAGGGTCTGTAAGGCCACCATTCTGATACCCAACAATCCCACCCTGAGCCATAGCTCCCATGGGGAGTTGCATCCCACCCTGCATAGGCATGCCGCCCTGCATAGGCTGTTGTGCCATGGCCATAGCCGCAGGCATCGGCTGTGTTGGTGCCGTCTGCGGAATAGAGCCAATACCTTGCAAGGCTTTATTAATTAACTGGTCTTTAATTGTGTCTTGCGGAACCTGAGCCATGCGGGCCTCATAGTCTTCGCGATACTTCTGACGCTTTTTTAGTTCAGTGGCAAGTGTAGCCTCGTGGCCAGCATAAATTGTTGGAGACGAAAGCTCGTCAATAAGCCTTCTGTCGGAGAGGCCCTCTATTTCTCTCTGTAACTGAATAAGATTTGGCATATTAATTAGACCCCCTTATACTGACCGGATGGCATGCCCCCCGATTGGGCTTTCATTTGTGCATTCTGCCTAGCGCGAATTTGTGGGTTGTCGGAGAACCCTACCGGCCCCGTTGAAGATGGCCCTTGGTAAAGCATGGCCGCTTGAGGGTTAAAGACGCCGGTATCTTGGCTAGGGACCATTGAAAGAGGAGATCTAGTGGCTGGGTTTTGGTTCAGGAAGCCCGGATTGGCAGTGTTAAGTGCGTTTGGTAGTGGACGCCCTGCCGACGTGCCCTTTGGAATAGAGCCGCTAGGTGCGGGGTAGGTCGTAGGAGTTTTTTTAAAATCTGTACCGGCGGGCTGCTGTTGGTTACGGAACTGGTTATAAACTCCAGCCCCAGACAACAGCGCGCCCATATACCTCTGTCCCGCAGACGGACCAGAAGCACCCGCGCCTCCGGTGGTCATCGTAGTGCTACGGTACGGAAGCTGACCCAAGGCATTAAGGGCAAACCCAATGTTACCCCGCTCCTGATTCAGTCTGTTCTGGAAATCTTGGTACCCAATATCCAGAGACTGTTGTTGTAGGTTGCGGGCCTGTTGACCAACATTTTGCATCTGACCAAAGCGATCAAAGGTCATGCGCTGTTGCTGTTGGCCAAGGCTTGCAAGCCCACCACCAACTCCATAGAGGCCCTGTGCTGCGGCCATACGGGCCGCTCTGTCACGAGCGAAAGCCTGTTGTGCATTCTGGAACGCCTGCTGCCTGCCACGAGCGGTGACATCGCCAATCTGCTCCATTGTGCCCAACCGAAGTGCCTGTTCGCCAAGCCCATGTCGGTAGCCACCAAAGGCTCCCGCTCTTCCTGCCTGACTACCAAGGGACTGCATCTGTCGCTGAGACTCACGACGGATATCCCGAATGGCAGGATCAATGGTTGCTTGCATGTAGCTCGACATATACGGGTCGAGTGCACCGGCAGTACCTTCGTATCCGATCCCACCATACCCTGACATCGCACCCATCAGGGATCTTTGGGCCATGCCCATCTCAGCAGGGCCTCCACCCATCCCATATGAGTACACGCCGCGCATAGCCGCCTGCTCTGGAGCAGTAAAGCCTGCAAGACGCTGACCGCCATATGGCTGGTACGGACGCATTGCTTCATTGTAAATGCGATCCGTCAACTGGGCATAAAACGGGGCAACCTCGGGAGAAAGAAAAGTTTCTTGTCTTTCAAATTGTGCCGTGTCGAGAGGGAAGGTAGCCCCACCCTGCTGATAGGACGGAATCATGCCACCGTCATTCATCCCAACTTCAATACCAAACTCTTCAATCTCCTCCGGGGTCAACATCTCTGCTGTTTCGGAGGTGTAAAGAGGCGGCAAGGGCCTTTTCATGGCTTGGCGACGAGCAAACTCATCCCGAGCCCTGCGAAGTTGTTGGTTTTCCAGAACCTGCCTGTCGCCCGGACTCATGTAGCTTGGGTCCATTACTGTACTGAGGTAGGCCATGAGTGCCCGAAGCCCCCTCTTGGGCGGCGGCTCAACATCTACATCCAGTGTGCGTGGGCGACGGTCAGCCTGCTGAACAACAGACCTAACTATTTCAGCAACTGCCGCATCACCAATTGCTTGTTGTTCCGGGTCCATAATTATTTACCGATATTAATATTTAGAGGGCTATCTGTTTTACTGCCCACAACATCTACAGTCCGTGCAAATTCCTTGAGTCGCCGTGCGCCCTCGTCGGCACTCCCTCCGCCGATATTCTTCACTTGTCGTGCGGTGAGCACATACTCTTTGGGCGCGACTGCAGCCCCAATCTTTACGGGGCCACCTTCTGCTAGGTTCTGGCGAAACTGCATTTCTACAAGGCGATCCATGTCGTCGCCCTCTTCTACCTCTGGGTCCATACCCGAGGTAGACATTTCCATAACCATGTCACGTAAGAAGTCTTCGCCAAAAAGACGCCTTGCTGCATCAATAATTTTTTGAGATACGGCACTTTCAGGGTTTCTCAAGGCAGCCTTGATCTGCTCAAGAAACTCTAGGTTCTCTGGGGAAACATCTGAAATTTCAGGCTTTATCAAGGCAACCCGATCATCTACTGCGCCGCTGCTTTCCAAGGTACCGTCCTCAAACGGTTCAATAAATCCATCATAAGAAATATCTACAATTCCTCCCTCTGCCAGACCGATTCCCGAACGAGAACGCCTTGATCGGGTACGCGGCCTTGGCCTTGGTGGGGTACGCCTCCTTGGTCTTGGTGGAGTACGCCGCTTCGGCTTGGGCGCGGTACGGCGCTTCGGCGCAGTAGTACGCTTCTTCGGCGTAGCAGTACGCTTCTTCGGCGTAGCAGTACGCTTCTTGGGCGTAGTAGTACGCTTCTTGGGCGTAGCAGTACGCTTCTTAGGCGTAGTAGTACGCCTCTTAGGCAAACTACCTATGTCAGTCCGTCTTGGCTTCGGCGGGGTACGCTTTGGCGGGGTACGGGGTGTTGGTGGAGTACGTTTAGGTGGAGTACGCCTTGGTGGTGTGCGTTTGGGTGGTGTGCGTTTGGGTGGTGTACGCCTTGGTGGTGTGCGTTTGGGTGGTGTGCGTTTGGGTGGTGTACGCTTCCGTGGAGGAGGAGTAGGTGAAGGGCTACGAGGCTTGGGCGGAGTACGCCTTGGCGGAGTACGCCTTGGTGGAGTACGCCTTGGTGGTGTGCGCTTTGGCGGAGTACGCTTGGGCGGAGTACGGCGCGTTGGCCTCGGTGTGGTAATACGCTTTTTCTTTTTGGGTGGTCGTGCAGGACGATCCGGTCTCGAAACTCTGTCGGATCTCCCCCGGTGGATGTACGGTGAACGCTCTTTAGGAGGTCGTGCAGGACGATCTCGGGTTCCGGGAGTTCCGATTCGAGGCGCTCGCTTGGCGGGCGCTCGTTTTTTAGGCGGTTGTGCGGGACGATCCGGCCTTGAAGCCTTAGGCGGCTCCTTCTTGGGCGGTCGTGCAACACGATCCGGGGTTGAAACTCTGGGTGAACGAGGCCGATCAGCTTCACGATCTCTGGTGCCCGGAGTCCCAATTCGGGGTTCTCGCTTAGGAGGTGTTCGCTTTTTGGGTGCTCGCTTAGGAGGTGTTCGCTTCTTGGGTGCTCGCTTTCTAGGCGGCTGTACAACGGGATCTCTAGTTCCCGGAGTTCTGATTACCGCATCGCGTTTCTTTTTCTTTTTCTTGGGTGGTCGTGCAATACGATCCGGGGTCGAGATTCTGGGTGCCCGCTTTTTGGGCGGTTGTGCGACAGGATCTCTCGTACCCGGAGTCCTGATCACCGCGTCACGCTTTTTCTTCTTCTTTCTAGGCGGCTGTACAACAGGGTCCCGTGTACCCGGAGTACGAATTACAGAATCTTTTTTCTTTTTTGGAGTTCTTTTTTTCTTTCTAGGGGGCTCTACAATCGGTTGCGTCCTAATTGGCTTAGGCTTTTCTCGAATTGGTTGTGGCCTAATCGGTCTTGGACGAGGTTGATCTGGGCCTCCCGGTGGCTGGATTGGCCTTGGGCGGGGTCGATCTGTAATTGCGGGTGGTCGAATCGGCCTTGGTTGAGGCACAGCACTCGGGGGCGCAACTGGGCGTGGCCGCGGAGCCATTGGCGCAGGGGGAGGCGTAATGGACTGAGCGTACCTCGGCATGACCCGTTGAGGGCCTTGTTGAGGGCCTTGCAGGAATGACATATCCGGCTCAGGTATTGGCTGAGTCGGTTGAGCCTCTACACCTTCAAATACTGAAAAGGGGTCGCCCTGAACAGGAGCAGGCTGCGGGCCGGTCAGAGCCGTCTCAGGCATCAGGCCCGCCCGATACCAATCAGGAATGTCAGTTATTTCATAGGGCTGCGGAGTAAATGTACTTGTTACCGGAGCTACGGTTGTTGAAGTTGGAGCCGGAGGCCGCTGCTGACGAAAGTCGAACGCAGGAGGGCTTGGGTCATAGGGGCTTACAGACTCAACTACAGTATTATCAATACTGGTAATGTCGTCTTTGGGAACATTTCTTTGTATAGCCCGAATGTTTTCTATTCTTTCAGACTCATCGGGGTCACCAAACTCGTCCCGCGTACCGAACCGTTGAGACATCCTTTCTTCTTCTGCGGTCGGGCGGTCTCCAAACCGATAACGATCTTCGCCTTCGGGAATCCTTTGAGGAGTGATTGTGGCTGGGCGAGGCGCAACCCGTGACTCTAGTTCGCCCATTTCTTCTTCGCGCCGAGCCGTTTGACTGCTAGGCCGAGATGGGATACGAGATGGGCGACTCTCTCTTACAGGACCGCGAACAGGCCCCGGCGCAGGCATATCGGGTCGCAGGGTTGGGACATCACGCCGCATAGCACGACGCCCTCCTCCATCCGTTCGGTACACGGTGTCCGGATCGGGAAGGTCGGAACGCCGTACGGGTACCCGCCTGTCCGGACTGGGAAGGTCGTAAAGGGGAGCCATCACAGGGGCACGAGCAGGTCCCGGCGCAGGCATTTCGGGTCGCACAGAAGGAAATCCTTCTGGGGCCATATCAAATAGGCGTCCGTCAGGCATCATCCCGCCTTCTTGGCGTGAAGGCAGTGTTGCGTAACCCTGAGCCTGCCTAGAGGGGCCTGTCGATGTGCCCATGCGATCTTGGGCATAGCTTGGCATGACCCTTTGAGGGGTGCTCATGTCTAGCGTCACATCACCTATTTCACCGGACCCTACACCACTAAGAGCTTCACCAAGAAGCGGTCCTGCAAGTGAAAGAAATCTAGGATCAGTGGCGACATCTAAAACTTTACCAAAATCAAAACCGCCCTTTCCTGCAGAACCCGCTACAGATTTTCCCGCCTTGGCCCCAATAAATCCTTCAGCCCCACCTTTTATTGCACCCTCGATACCGCCGTCATCCATTGCCCCGCCAATTGCACCAGAAGCAGCTGCCAATGGAACCGTGACAGCTTGGTGGGGGCCGGGAAAAAATGAAGCTACAGCCGCAACTTTACTGAGGCCGCGCAAAAAGCCACCAAATCCATAGCCCGGAAGTGTAGTAATTCCCCCTCCCGCCATGTAAGGCATGCCGTACATACCACCGCCAGCCATGTAGGGCATGGTGTACATGCCGCCGCCAGCCATCTCGGGCATACCATACATACCGCCACCATTCATCTGTGGGATAGTGTACAGGCCACCTCCGGCCATATAAGGTGTGCCGTACATGCCACCACCTGCGTAGCCGTACATGCCACCTTCGGCGTAGCTCATTTCTTTCGGGAAGTTGGACCGATTCATATTTTACTCGCCACGAAGCATTCTTAAAATTTCACGCTCTGACATCATTGGAGCGCCTTGAAAGTCCGTAATAGACTCATCTAGCAATTCGCCAAATGTTCCCGGACTGGTTGGTTGCAACCTGCGACGAGGTTTAATCATGTCCCTCATTACTGCTCGCGGCAGGGCAGCACCTCCACCAGCATCAGCAAGTCGCGAGGCAGCTCGTGCTCTATTAGACAGATCATAAAGACCTTGGGCAGTTTGACGAGCTTCTGGTGGAAGCGCATCTAAAAACTGATCCCTGTCTCCACCAATCATGGTGTACCTAAACCCAGAAGCAGGAAGCGGTCGCACACTTACATCACGACCTCGAATATCCTGAACCATAGCTTCTAATACAGAAGCAACATCCTCGACGCTTGATGACTCAGGCTCATCACTAGCTGGCTCATCACTAGCTGGTAGGGGTGGCCTTGGGGCAGAGGCACGGATTGCAGCTTCCTCATCCCTCATGCTTTGCGAATCTTCTTCCATGCGCTGAAGAAGGTCTGCTGCCATATTGCTTTGAAAAACCGAAAGCCCGCTTCTTGGGTCTCTTATTGTTCCTCTTTCTCGACGGCTGCGCCCACGCGTGTCCCCAATTAAACTTTCTAGGTTTTCTATATCAGGAGTTCTTGCTCCACCAAAAATTTTATCCAAAGCCAAACCCGCTGCTGCACCACCGCCTGCAAGTAGGAAGGGGAGCAGGTTTTTTCCAGAGGAAGATGTAGCTGCTCCACTTGCTGCACCACTTGTTGATGGGCCACCCAAAAGAGTTACAGGGGCTTGTGCCCTAGTAGCAACCGCAGTCCCAGTTGGACCACCAACAGGCATTGACTGTCGCACCACAACCGCAGTTCCGGGGCCGGAGCCCTGACCAACTCTCACCGCTTCGTTGGGCATCCTGACTCTTCGGAAGAAGTTTCTAAAGCTTTGGGGGCTTGCCGCTACCATTCTTTTTTGTGCGGCAGTCAAGCCTTGAGTGAGTTGATTCCAACGCGCACTGCCTTCCTTCAAGACCTTACCCGAAGCAAGCCATCGAACTAGTTCTGGTGAACGTCTTGCAATTGAGCGAATAGTAGCCGCCCTTGCAGGAAGAGACCCAATACCAAGAACAGTAGGGGGCGAACCCATCCTTACGTCATCAGGGAGGTCGGGACCCTCGGCAATATTTACTGCAATGCGGTTCAATAAGTCAAGAAATTCTTCAGCATCCATAATAAACCTATGAAGTTTCTACACCAAAAAGATTAAACGCTACTTGATCGTGACTTGCTGTCACTGACACGATGTCCCCATCGCTCAGTGTAATACCAATTACTAGTGCTGCTGTTGTATTTGCATCAATGCTGCGCCCCTTGCAAATGTACTGCTGAGTTGCCAACGGGGCACCCTTAACGCGAACAGCTACATCATATGTTTTTGAGCCGCTACCAGTGTTACAAATCACCAAAGAGCTTACAGTTGTTTGAGTTCCACTTGGAACAGTGTAGAGCGTAAACAGGTTTGCAGGGACACTAGTGTTTGTGTCAGTTAGTTGCCCCAAGACCTTGAGAGCATCAGACACTGGTTCCACCCATTGTCATAAACTGATACTTCCGAAGCGACAGTGATGCGGTCGATTCGGTGTGGTCCATCGCTCGCCTTGTTTCTTCTCCCACGGTTCTAAAATTCTGTTGAACTGTGTACCGAAATGATTGAGCCTCTACCGGATCATACTGATCGGGTGGAACCTCAATGTTAAAATATTTATTTCCTGACTCACTCATCTTTGCCCATCCGTTCTTACGCCTACCCTGACGTACCCAAGTCTCCAGCCGTAGCCCGCTCCTGAGCTAGAAACTTTTACGGATGCCTGTCTGGAGCGCCCGCGAATATTGGACTGAGTAGAGCTTGGGGTGAATGCAGACGAAGCAATTTCTGACTGTGACTGCATGGGATAATCATGTCCATTGATGGATACCGTCACCTCATCACTGCTACCTGAGTCCAAAAATTTAATATCAGGTATAATTCTGTTTAAAAACATAAACTGGTCGCCCTCACCTAAGTCTATGTCGCCGGTTTCTACATACGAAGTAAACGCAGTGTCCACATCGTTCCACCCGGATTCCTGCCTGTATACAACATTAGGATAAACAACAATCCCAGATCCGCCACCTGCAGATACCGTTGAACTGGCATTCTTGCCCATTTCAACAGTGTATGTGTTTTCAGTCAAAACCGTGACTGCGTGCATGTTGTTAATTGCTTTTTCTTCTAATCCTGCAAACTGAGAAAAAGACTGAAAGATGACCTGATCACCAGTAGATAGCTTGTGATTTGTGTGGGTCACCGTAATTGTTGGAGAGCCGCTTGAGGAGGCAAATGGGTTTCCACTCAAATCGTATGTATTAATTGATGTTGCTAGTGGGTTGTTGATCAAGAAGGCGTTATCCCAATCGCCACGAGCAAGGGACCCGAAGTACCAAATGTCCTCATCGTAGTTATAGACTACATACCTGTCGTTTTTGCCCGTTGAGGAAAGTGATGGGTAAAACCAGAAGACCTCAGACTTATCTACGTTTGTGCCCGCAACAACCTTATAATCTTCCGTAAAGTTGAAGTCGTCAAAAACTGTTCCGAGTACCGGACAAACAAGTCTTTGGACACTTCCTGTGTATCGGTAGAACGCCCCACGATCCATAAAGAATGTTACGCCATTTGCGTTTGCTGCAGCATTTGGCGAAATCATGGACATACCGACACCAACGGTGCTGAACGCAAAGTAAAATGGGTCCCCGGTGTACCTCATGCTGACAAGACCGGCATCGGTCCAGATTAACACCTCACCCCTAGCCTTTAAGGCCCCAATAACCGTCGAGCCCAATGACAACTCTTGTCCACCCGCACTATTTGTGGAGAGTGGTTGCCAATCAGTAGCATCTTCAGATGAAGACCACCTGATCAAGTTTAGATCAATATCAGACGACCCGATTGGGTTACAACCAATACAAATAACATGACGAGCAATTTCGCTAGTCATTACTTGAAGCGTCTTTATTGGAGGGTAGTGCTCTCCGGCCTTGTACGTTGCCGTGACACTTGAGCCACCGCCCGTTGCGCTAGACGAAGCGTTGGACCCTGCTGTAACCGTAAAAACAGAAAGAGAGGTTACAGATGCAACAGTATATGTACCGTTAATGGTTAGCCCACCAACAGTGGAAGACCCCGCTATTGTTACAGAATCACCAACTGCAGCCCCATGCCCAGTATCATCAAATATTTCAATTGTTGGAGAGCCTGAAGTTGTTGTAATCGGGTCCGTGCTAAGTGTTACGGATCTTCGCGTTAGATCCGATATGGGAACTGCGCGTTCTGATGTACCGGCACTTTCATCCCAGTAGTAGACCTTTCCTGCCCTAGTATTCGCTAGAAGGTCGTCACCGAAAGAGTCCATGGCCCAAAGCCTAAGCTTTTCTTCAGGGTTTGTAACAAACGAACCCCAAGGACCGGAGCCCCATGTGCCGGTGCCCCAAGCAGTAATTGTAGAAGAATCAACGGGGCCTGAATTAATTTCATACTTTGCAGTAAACGCGGACCCCGCTGCGCCCGATCCGGTCGCAAAGTCGTCTACCAAGATTACATATTTATTGTCTTCGTCGGTACCAGAGGCGTCCCCCAAGTACGCAATATAGTGTTGGGTATTTAGAGTTGCGGCAGGAATGCCGTTTACGGCCCCTGAGATACTTGAAAACGTAACGAAGTCGCCCGGAATCGCGCCGTGGCCGGTATCCTCAATAACAAGAAGGCCGCTTCCTGATACCGTAGTAATCTTACTGCTACCAACAGAGGATGTTTTTCTTATAGGTGTAATGTCATAATATTCAATAGTATTATTAACATACAGCTTATTGTTGGTGCCCACCGAGACATAAATTTCGCCGGTTCCAGTGGACCAGTTAAAGATTTTGCGCCCAATACCAAATATTTTTCCTGTGGTATAATTGATCCAGCCACCGATCTTTTCCACAAATCCTTTGCGGAACCTGATCTTATCTGAATCAAACCATGTCCCCTCTGCGGAATACCTTGTTCCGTCAGTAAAAATTCCGGGGCGTGGGGCAATCTTTAAAAGAGGCATCTTACCATTTTTCCTTATTAGCCCAGTACGCAGCAGACATTTTACCCTTTTTGATGTTTTTAGCGTGACGAGCCTTAAAAGAAGCCCTCTTCTTTTTCATTTTTTGTGATTCACCTTTTTTGGGCTTGCCTGCAGTCTTGGCACCCTGCTCCCCAAAGCGAATCATTTTTACCTTGCTGCCTTCTTTAGCCAAGACAACATGGGACTTTTTAGGGTGCTTCGGTGTTCTTTTGGGTTTGTTGTACCCTGAAAACCTTTCACCACGGTAGGTTATAGCCATTAGTCATCTGGTTGTTGTTCAACAAGAAAAAAAGGTTTCTCTCCCTCTAGTTGTCCGCCAACAATTGACTCGTTTGATAAGCCAGCAGAAGTGATCGCAAAGTTTAATTGAGCCTGCGCTTCATTTACTCCCTGAATCAACTGTTTAAAAATGCTTGCTTGCTCCAAGGTCAAAAAAACCTGTCGAGTATCAGTTGCCTCTGTTTGCGAGTCGCTCTTTGAGGTTTGCTGTTTCTGCTTCGACTGATGCGAGCCTTTCCCCATGCGTATCTACCTTTGTTCCGATACGGTTTACGGTGCGCTCAATTTGAGCGAGGGACTGTTTAGCCCCATTTAGTCCTGCTTTTACGCCACCATAAGCGGCCCCTGCTGCGGCTGGAATTGCAAGTAGGGACATTAGAGTGGTCACATCACTCTCCATTATCCTCGCTCCACGGAAGCCCGCCTGCCTCTGTGGGGTTTTCCTGAGCATAAATACTAGCCGCAAGTGCAGACTCTGTAGCGTCCTTATCCACACCACCTACGCTCCACGCCCATCCTAGAACTTCGTCCTGCGTAAGATCGGCGTAGGGCACGAAGTCAGGGCTAGACGCATCGTATGTAAAGCCACACTTACCATATCTTCGTGCAGAGTATTGTCCGTCGTCAGACTGTGCTGTTGCGCTCCAGTCCGCGCTAGTGACACCGCCGTCTGCGATATCATGTACCATGTTAGTGATTACCCACGTCGTAGCCATCGGTTATGTCTCAATATTTTTAAGAGGTTCTACAATTACGCGACCTTCTGCGTCGGTCCAATTTGCGCTTACAATGTTCGGGTCTTTGCGTTCTGCAACTACAAGCCACGACACGGTGTCCGTGCAAGCTGCATCTTGAGCTTCAATGCTCAGAGTCGATCCTGAGATAGAGCCACGCACTTGAGTCCAGCCGTCTTCGTTCTGGACCCAGACCTGCGGGTCACGGCACAGTACCTCCCAAGTGCCGCTGGTCATCGTTGCGGCAGCATCCAAATCCACGGTGGCCGCACCACCAACGAGAGACACAGAGCCACGGTAGATAAGGTCTGCTTTCGGACCCTCAACAAACGAGTGCACCAAGTGGTGCGTATCGCTCATTGCAGGTAGTGGGTGGTCAATCTTGAATGAGCCAGAACCCTTAGAAAGAGAACCTGAAATAGTAACGTTGCCGACTACATCCAGCTTTTCAGAAGGGCTTATTGTTCCCATTCCGATGTTGCCGCCGCTGTGGACGACCATCACAGGGGTCACGGTTCCGTTGACGGCAAACTCAATTCGCCTACCAGATTCAGCGAAAATGCCAATGTCAGCGTTGGTGTTGCCTCTATATGCGCCTGTAACTCCAAAAATACCACAGGTTGAACTGTTTTGTTGTGCTACAAGCATACCGCCACGGCCAGCAGAGCCTCCTCCATCAGCGTCGATGTACACAGCCCCGGTATTACCTGAGCCTTTGACGCGGACGATCTCAGTCACACTATCTTCTACATGGAGCTTCACGGCGGGGCTTGCAGTACCGATACCGACATCTCCGCTGTTGTCGATACGCATCCGCTCAACAGGGTTAGAACCCTCCCCGCCTTCAGTACCGTCATGGGTCTGGAATACGATTTCGCCCATGTGTCCGTTGGCGTTGCCGCTTACACCTTCTATTCGGCATACGACTCCGGGCTGATCGCCAGAAGAGTCTGCGTTATACCACTCTAGTGCGCCAAGGACCGTGTTGTCGGCATTGTTACCGTTGCCTCGTAGCCGAATAACGGCATCCCCGGCTGCAGTGCTTGACTCTTTTAGCTCAAGCATTCTACCGGGTGAAGTAGTCCCGATACCGACGTTACTGCTACAAAACAGGTCTTCTGCGATAGTGACATCTCCACCACCTGCAATCGTCAGTCGGGCAGTCTCATTGGTGCCTAAAACAAGTCCCCGTGATGAGGAGTTGTGGTAGATGTTCATGTTGCTACCGTCTAATGCGATAGCACCCTTGTAAGCATTCCCACCAATTTTGATTTGACCATCACCAGTACTGCTCATTGGGATGTCGGTGCCACTATATACATGAAGCAGAGCTTCAGGGCTCGCAATACCGATGCCGACACTACCATCTTGTTCGATCGTCATCGCCCGAGCAATACTTTGGGTGTTGGTAGGCGTGGTCCAAAACTCTAGCCGTGTTCCACCGTTGCTGGCTGTAAAGTTTTGTGTTGAATCTGCAATGATGGCAGCACCGCTATAAAAATCAGTTCCATCAGACCCAGCAAAAAAAATTCTTCCTAGCTGGTCATTTACTGTAACTGCGGTATGACTTCCTATTGTGCCACTAAGTGAATGTGCCAGCCTAATAGTACCCGCACTGCCTTGCGTGGTGCTATAACAACTGACCTGAATACCCTTGTCGGTACTAGTGCTGGCTACATCTAGCAGTTCTTCGGGACTTGTAGTACCAACACCGAGTTTTGCGGCACCGGCCAGCACGAGATCGTCGGCAGACTCGTCCCAGAGCATATAGGCTCCAGATGTAGCACCGAAGAACTTTACATCGTATCCGGTGTCATTGACTCCAACTGTAACCGTAGAGTCAATCTGGACCGCACCGTCTACATCAACCGCGTCTAGGTTGGTGGTGCCATCGACATCTAGATCGTTTGTAACGGTCAGGTTGTTACCAATCGTCACATTGCTAGGCAGACCCACGGTAAGAGTCTGACCAGAGCCAGATGTCTCTACTTCGTTAGAGGTACCTGCAATTGTGAATGTCTGGGAGTCGAGGTCTACAGAACCTGAACCAGAGTCTCCTGCAAAATCTAAATCTTCGGCTGTTATTTGAGCGTCCACATATGCTTTGATGGACTGTTGCGTGGCGAGCTTAACGGCAGAGTTCGAGGCCATATCGTCCTCGTCTTTAATGCCTGTTACCGTCGCACCATCACTAGCAATGTTAAGACTCGTTGCAAGCGTAGCCGCGCCAGACACATCCAACGTGCCATTTAAATCTACGGCGGTGGCATTAAGCTCAATTTCATCAGTAGCATTAATGTCCAACACGGTTGCGGACGGAGCGGTAATATTCTGAGAGGCGTCATTAAACTGCAACTGCATCGTGCCGTTTAGTAGCAGCCCTGTGTCGTGAACGTGCGTCAGGGTTACATCAGTGCCTGCGCCAAAACCAAGAACAGCACCATCTGAGCCAAGCGTTAAGTCGTCACCAATCGTTACATCGTCTGGCAGACCAATTGTAAGTGTTTGCCCGGAAGCCGATGTCTCTATCTCATTTGATGTACCTGCGATTGTGAATGTCTGGGAGTCAAGGTCAACGGAGCCTGAACCAGAGTCCCCTGCAAAGTCCAGATCCTCTGCTGTGAGCTGGGTATCTACATAAGCCTTAATGCTCTGCTGTGTGGCAAGTGCCGTAGCAGAGTTTGAGGCCATGTTGTCTTCGTCAAGAATGCTGGAGATAAGCGTTGTACTGCCCGCCGTAAACGATGCAAGGTCGAGGGCGGATGTAACCTCAACAATGTTTGCCGAGGAGCCCCCACCATCTGAGTACAAAATCTTTGTACGAGATGCAGGAATCGTAACATTGGTGCCACTGCCTTGAGATATGATCAGGCTATAGCCACCACTTGTGGCATTCTGAATTGCCCAAACCTTACTGACGGTGTTCGGATCAATTGTTAGAGTTGCATTGCCACTCAACGTGCCTGTGATCTTAATAAAAAGCGATCTGGCAACAGCACTTCCACCATCTGTTATTGTCAGGTTTTGTGACCCGCTAATGGCCAAAGTGCCATACGAAAACGCCTCACCGATAAGCTCAAGGTTTGTGTTTGTTGAAGCACCCCATGTGCCCTCTTCATCACCCGTAGCAATCTCTTTTAGGCGAAGATCGTTTACATATGTTGCCATTATTTAACCCTTACTATTGCATTATCTGAGTCAGCGGTAGGGAACTGAACCGTGAACGTTGAGCTACTTGCCACTCTGTCAATTCCAAAATCTAAAACCGCAACAGCTTTATTTGAATTTGTACTATTATAAATCAATGCACCTCTTGCGGTAAACGAAGCAGATGACCATGACACATCACTAAAATCTGCAAACCCGACACCGCCAGATTCTGTAGGTTCTACATTTGTTAGTGTCTTGCCACCTGCCGTGTAGTTTGTTCCGCTAGAGCTAACTTCCCCAGTAGTAGTATAAACAGTGGTGGACGGCCCAAGTGACGCATCACTTGTATACAAGGCAATTTTAAAAGTGTCTCCACTAGATGAACTAAAGTTATGGAGTGCTTTTAAAACTTCACTTTTAAAAGAGTTACATACTGACTGAGTGATTGCCATAACTAGACCCTCGGCACCCTGATCGTACCATCCCTGTACTCGTCTACAGTCATACGCCCTTCAGCTTGAACCTTCAGAAGGCCAAGAGCTTCTTGGTACCGACTGTTATAAAGACCCATTATATCAGGATCGCCTTTCATGTATGTGTAGGCTTCAATCAGTGATCCGTACAACAGTACACTGTCCGCATTGTTGCCCAGCCAAGTGGTCGAAGCAGTAACAATGCTTTCAGGCTTGTAAAAATAATTAAGCTGATATGCGTAGTTAGAGTTTGGGGTTTGGCCCAAAATAAACTTTACACTGTCATAAATTGCGTAATGCTTGGGAAACGCAGTGTCAGCAGTATCTGGATACGACTGAGCAATAAAGTTTTGGTCTTTAAAAATCAAATACTGTTCATCGCCAGAAGAATCCGTAACCGCTAACGAAAGCGGCACAAGCATGTCTGTTGGATAAGTCAGATATTGATTGGACGATGTAAGAGTTCCTGTGGAAACCTTGCGGCTGACCGGAAGGTTCACTGACCTGTAAATGCGATCTTCGGCCTGTTTTACAAAAACAGGAATATTGCTCACAAAACTGGTTTCAGTGTTTTGGCAATAATTTTGTATTGCCGAATTAAGCTCTGAATAGTTCATGTGATATTAATAGTTACAGTGCCCACACTTGACTGAACCGTTACATCTCCGTCTGCTCCTGAGTTTCCATTTCCTACAGGATCAAATGCAAACATTCCACGGCTTTCTGTCAAAGATATATCTGGGCGTGGATTTCTTAGTGATTGCGGATCTGTGTAATCACCCAGCTTTCCTAAAAAATTCTGAGGTTGATCCGGGTCCCACACATCCTTGCCAACCAGTAAGCCGGTTTTAATGCCCGCACGAAACTCTGGTTTCAAGTCAGAAAGCTTGTAGCGAAAACCTGTTCGGTCGCAGAAACCGAAGGCGTGCTTACCGTTAGCAAACCTACCCATTAGACATGTCCGTAGCCGCCCGGAACAAACCGAACGGACGACCTGTCGCGGTCTTCGGATTGGGCAAGGTCCCACTGAAACTCATACTCGGCCTTCAGGGCAGCCATCCTACCATTTGCCTGTGGATACTTCATTGACAATTGGTAGGCAAGGCCCGCAACCATGCAAGGGAGAAACCTGAAGGGTGCATCCATCGTGTTCTTTCCTTCACCGCCCGCATCTTGAATGCGGCGAAGTTTTTGATACACAAAAGTGTACACCTTGTCAGGCACAGGCCAAAAATAAGCAACAGGGGCGGCTTTTTGTTTGTCAACGTAAATGTTAACGGGCCGACCTGATGTATTTTTATTGGGCACACTTGAATACTGAGAAACACTAAACCTGTCTAATTGCAGATCGTTTTGTGTGTCCCCAGATCCCGTCCTGATCCAGTGCTCAATAATGTCGATTGTATCAGTTGGGAGAGTCAGCGAAGCTGTATCGGCTGGGAGCGATACAGAAACTTCCTCAACTGTCCAGAAGTTAAGCCCTCGGTTTGCCCACTCAATCGTAAGCAAGTTTAAGGATCGCGTAGCAGTCTTCAGGTCATAGCCGGTACGAAGCTGTAGGCCACAACGCTCAAAAGCTTCTTCTGCAATCTCTGTAATGTCTAAATCAAAGGCTGTGGTTCCAGAGGTAGCCATTTATTTCCCCTTGGTTAACTGTACTTTTTTTCCAAGACGAGAATAATTGTGTACCTGTCACCAGCACCTGCACCGACTGTAGTAAAAAGAACGTCTCCGTTCTTACCGCTACCAGCATTATTGGTAAGCGACTGCATATTACTGAAGTCGTAATGACCAGAGCTGGAGTCAGAAACAGTAAAACAAAGAAGGTTGGAGCTTGCATTCCAAAGAATATCAACAGACATGCCCTCTAGGGAATAAAATATTTGTTGAATATTTACTTCAGAACACGCTCTTTCTGTTCTGGACTCTGCATTTAGGGTTGATACATCTACTTTAGTAACCGCCGATTCACCGGTGCCATCAGAAATGTTGGTAAACTTCATAATGGCAATACGATCACCATCGGCAAGTGTTTGTGTGGTTACTGCATCTGCCATAGCAAATTACCTCTATTTTAAAAAATGACTGGTGAGCCACACGTTATATGTGGCCCACCATATCATTATCAGTTCTGGCGATAGGTAATCGTAATTCGTGCCGCACCCTGTGACGCAGCAGAACCCGCAGAATTGATCTTCAGGTAAACCGTCACATCGGAAGTGCCGATATCAGCAATAGCGGAAGACTGAGGCGTATTGGGGTCAACCGTGGTCCGTCCACCGGACTGGAGGTCGGCAACATCGCCGTATGCGTCAGGGTCGGCAGATGTGCCAATTTCGAGCGCATCAGATGTTCCCGAGTCCCAAAGAGTTGTGACATCAACGTATTGGCTAATAATCTGAGCGCTTGCCGGAAGGATGATGGTCGTCGCAAAGGCACCAGTGTCGGTATAGGCAAAGGTTGCCGTCTGAGTAAGAACAGCGCCTCCAACATTGGCACTAGATCCGTCACGAACCGTTCCTGCCTGAACTGGACCTGAAAAAGTAGTTGTAGCCATAAGAATACCTTCTCACGAAAGGATTGGTTTTGGATTCTTCGTAAGCGTCTGCGGGGACAGTCACCCAAAACTAAAATTTTACCCCGAAAATAATTATACAACAAAATGGGGCGAGAGCAGCATTAGCGCCACCCTCGCCCCATTCTAACTACTACCACTTAGGCTCCGGGTGATCCCCAGATTCCAAGCGGGTCCGAAACGCCGAAGCTATAACGCTCGCGAGCCTTGTAGCGAACGTTTCCGGTGTCAAAGTCACCGTCCATGCTCGTTTCCATTGCAACACGAGTGAAGTGCTTCATGCCGTTCGGTACGTCGGTCATCAGGAACCACGCATCCGTATCCGTCAGATAGTGGTTTATACAATGACCTTCCGGCACAACGCCATTCGTGCGAAGCGCATTAATGTCGTTATCTGCCGTACCCGGACGAAGCTGGCTTTGCAGAATGCGCGTAGCGACAAACTGCAAGTCGGGCGGAATGACCAGCTTGCGGGGACGCGAGGCGATCAACAGACCACGCTCATCCGTCCACTTAGCAATCTGAATAACCGCCGCCTCAAGCGAAGTTTCGTTGAGGTCAACCGCCGTAACGGGACGGTTGGAGTTCTTGCCACCGCTGACGAGCGGGTGACCGTCACCTCCAGTAACACCATCGCCAACTGCGGTAAACAGGTTGACACCATCGCCACTCTGGTAGGCATTGGTAAATCCGTTGTTAAGCGGAACCATCGCCTTAACCTGCTTCGTGTACGCCATGGCGCGAGCAAGCGCCTTCGTGTAACGAGCAGACAGAGAGTCGTAGAGGTTGTCTTCCATAGCTTCTTCGGTAATAGAGAAGCCCATAGCAATCGTTTCGTGGTTGTACCGCGCCGTGAACGATTCCTGTGCTGCATCGTAAGAGATGCCGCTGCCTTCAGGCTTAACCGGGGCAGACCCGAAACCCGAAAGCTTTACTTCCTCCTCAAAGGAGCGATCCGAGCTTTCCGTCTCGTAGACCTCGGCATGCTCGTCGTCATAACGACCATACTCAAGACCAAACAGAGCGTTGAGCCCCGGAAGAAGCTCTTTAAGGAGCTGTGCGCGTGAAATAGCCATTCTTCAATATCTCCCTATGCACCAGTGGCGTTAAGGTACTGATGCGGAGAAGCAGAGTTGCTTGAAGCGGCATTGAACTTCACGATAATATCGGTAAACGCATCACCAATCTCAGAATCGGGACCATCAACAAAGTCGATAACCCGAAGCGGAAGGGTAACAGTCGTAGCCGCAGTGCTTTGGTCTGCTGCGTTTTTCGACTTACCGATGTCCGTGCTTCCAGCCGTCTGGACAACACCAATATTCAGGCCCCGAGTCGTCAGAGCCATCGTACCATCTGCTTGCATCTGAATAAGAACACTCGGATCGTCGAGCACATAAGCCTTCGCATCAGAAGCAACCGTCGAGGCGGGCCACTGAGTGTTGAACGTAAGCTGTTTGCTGCTCGGGTCCGTGTACTGGCAACCGAGGAAAATACCACAAGTAGTCAGGGTTGAAGTTCCCGTATCCTTCTCAATGGTTCCATCGGCAACCAGTTTAACGAAATCGCCGTTAAAGATTGCGGTGCCATACCCACTAGCAATCTCAAGCTGGCGCGTCTTGCTCGAAAACGAGCCTGACGCACTGAGAGTGCCAACTGGGCGAGCACCATACGGCGCTGCCGTAGCTGCCATAATTGTATCCTATTAATTGTGGCTAGTCAGGAGCCACCGCCCCCAAACGTAACCGAAGTTTTTCTGTCAGGCGCGAAAAGAGGCATCCGAGGATCATTTTCGCGCATAAAGTTGTTATCGACTGCGGCCATCTGATCTTGAGCGCGTTTGTTGTAATAATCTTGACGCTGCTGAACGAACTCCTCAGGTGCCTTGCACAGAAGAAGGCCACCAACTTCGATGCCTCCCTTCGATGCCCACTCTGAGCCGTAATCGCTCATAATCTCAAGTTCTGGATGGTCTTCAGCTCTAACAGGTTCCCAACCCTCACGAAACCGTTTTGATGCGTTGGTGTTGTCAGCCTGTCCAACCATGGACGTTCTGATCCAACGAAAAACCCAACCATCTTGCGGTTCGGGGTCAGGTAAGATCGAAGCAGGCTCCCAGTTTTTAGGCCGCTCGCTTTTTTCACGAGTCTCGAAGCCACTCTTCTCTCTTGGTGCGCGATCTTCAGTCATACTCAGCCTTCCTTTACAAGTTGGGCCGCATACTGTTGGGGCGTCAGACCCAAACGCTTCGCGATGCGGACTTGAGTCTGCGTAAGTTTAATTGTGCGTGGCCTACCCCCGCCTGAACCTCTCTTGGCAGGAGCAACTACGGATTTTGCCTTTTGGCGTGGTGCAATATCAACTTCAGTTTCATGTGAAACATCTTGGTCGATATCGAAATGCGAGGGAAAAACTTCTCTTACCCTCGAATCAATTAATTGATAATACTCATCTGTATCAGGGTCAACGCCCTCACTAACAATTTTATCATGTACCCCATAAGCAAAACTTGTCATTTCATAGTCAGAGCCAAACCAAGGGTTATTGCTCTGCCACTCTAAAGCTTTGGGGTCAGGATCAGGGATAGAGTCTTCGTAATCGTATTCGTCTTCATACTGTTCATATTGTTCAGCAACATGAGCATCGTACTGTCTTTGATGCTCAAGAACCGCTGCCTTCCAGTCATCAATAACAGCACTTGAAACTTGACCACGATTAGACTCAATCAGTTTTGCTTCAATTAAATGCTTTTGTGCTTTTGAGATTTCATCGGGATCGCCAATTTCATTAGCACGATGAAGGGCACTTTCTGCCATAGCTACAGCAGCCTTAGCCCTGCCGTCCGCCTGAGTATCAAGTGCAGATTGAGATCTTTTTACAAGCTCAAGTAGTCTTTGATTCTCAATATGAAGTTGCTCTGTGGCACGAAGAGCTTCTTCAGATGTTCTTTCCGCAAGCTCCTTGGCCCGACGCTCTTCGTGGTATTCCCACTTTAGCTTTTTGATTCGATCCTGAGCGCGTTTTCCAACGCGACCAATCTCATCGTCGCCACCATCTTCGTCAGATGACGCATTGGAGTTATTGACATATGGCCGATCTTCTTCAGGCGTATCATCAACAACCTCAATATTTACATCTTCTTGTTCCGGGGCCTCGGTGTCCACGGTGTTCTTTACGCCAAAAAAGGCCTCTTCTTTAGTGCTCATCACTATGCCCTCTCAATTCCGCGTGGGTCCTCTACAACGGCTTCTACTGTATCGTCATTGATCAAGCGAAACTCTTTTCCGTGGATCTTGATGCGTGTTCCGCTAAATGCACGAAAAACAACCCAGTCGCCCACGGAGCAGTACGGACCACTGGGAAAGCGGTCAGCACTTGCATAGGCGTCTGGACCCATTGACATAACCCAACCAACAACCGTGGCAATAGCCTCTTCGTGTTGATATTTAGCGGACTTAATAATTCCGCCTTCGGTTTTTTCGTCAATTTCAGGGAGTGCGATCAGGATCTTGTAACCAGATGGCTCTGGTAGCTGTGATGCTGTGCGAGGTTCAATCGCATCAAAAGCTTTCTCTGTAGCGTCATTTTCGACGCCAGTAGATTCAACTACTTCTTCGGCCTCAAGTGCCGTGGTCATTAAGACCTCCATATTTTAAGTGCGCTACGAACTAGCGATGCGTCCTGCTAAACAACAAATAATACTTTAAAAAATAAAATCAATACCTAAGATTTTTTTCTACTTGAAGACCTAGCTTTAATTTTTGCTTTATCATTCAACTCAGCAAAATGAAACAACCTTTGGCTCGTCTTGGTGTGAGTTTTGTTGGTGTGCAGCTCTCCATTCGGCATTTTGTGCATGCCTTTGCGCCACACGGTACCATCTTTTAGGTAGTGGTTTACACCCTTCGCCATTTTTACCTGTGCCTCTTAGTTTTTTTAGCAATACTTCTGGGTTGTCTTGAAAACTGCTTACCCTTCTTTGTGTCTTCGCGTTTTTTAGCGGTAGTCCTGTTGTACTCTTCGGCAGACAATGCCATAATCGCGCCTTCGGGCAAATAACGCTCCCCTGTTTCCGAGCTAGGTTTGCCACTTTTTGTGCGCCATTTCTGTTTTGTCCAGCGGTCTAGGCTTTGCTGACTTTTTTTCTTCGGCATTTAATTTCTGTAGCCTCCGCCTTTTGCTTTGTACTCTTTCGCAAGCATCTGTGCCTTGCGAGCAGACCACTGTCCTGCTTTTCCGCCCTTTGTTCCCGCTTTGATTTTGTTAAACAAACGCTTTCTCATAGCTGGCTTAGTGTAGTTGCCAGCCTCATTAACGCGAGATTTTGTTTTTCGTGAACGTGAACCACTCTTTTTCTTTGCAGGCATAAAAACACTCAAGACATGTTTAATTTTTCTTCTGCGTCCAAGATTTCTCTTTCGGCCCAAGCCAGCCCCTCAATCATACCAACCATCTTTCGGTATTGCTCAATATCAGCACAGGTGCCGACAGCCATTGCATCTGCAATGTCATTCATTTGAGCCCTGATCTTTTTCCTGAGTGACCCAAGAACTGTATCAGGCATTCATTACTCCTCCATCATTTTTTCCAAGGCATACTTAACACCATCTGCTTCCATCTTTTCCTGCTCTAAGCCCATCTTGGCCTCAAGCTCGGCTTGCTCCAAGGAAAGCTCTGCAACATCAACCATTTTTTCGTTTTCCATCTGCTCAATTTTAATCTGAGCATCAACAGCATCTTTTTGCTGTTTCGCCATAAGTTTCTGCTGCTCAAGCTGAATCTTGGCGGCGTCGGACTGGGCTTTACGCTGAACGTCCATTTCCCGAATAGCAATCTCGCGTTCGCGCTGTTGAACAATCGGATCTTGCTGTTGTTGTGCGGCGGCCTGTGCCTGCGCTTGCTGTTGCTTTTTACCAAGAAGCTGATCTGCCGCGTCAGCAATAAGACCACTTAGGCGCTTCTCAATGTCAGCCGGGAGCGGCTCACCAACAGGCGGAAGCATGAAGCCAAGCTCCTGCTCGACCTGCTGCCTGAAGACAAAGCCAAGGTGCTCACGGATATGGGCATCAATGGAAGACATAATCGTTCCTCCCATTGGCGTGTTCTGGGCATCCTGAGCGATTTGCGGATCATTCTTGAGCACCATGTGAACTCTAATGTGAGCCTCATGGTCCTGATACTCAAACGCCTTAACGGGCTTAATGAGCAGCATATTCTGGTTTTCTGTAACCGGATCTTCTGACTTAATATCGTCAGGGTTCGGAACAATCTCTTCTGCATTAGGAATGCCGATCAATTCCATCATCTGCCTATGGAGCAACGGCAAGTCGTAAAGATTCGGTGACTGAGCCGCAAGCTGTAGCGCAGCTTGGTACTGCATAATGCGCTGAGAAAGTGTAGAGGCGTTCGGGTCGGAAACGGGAATAATATCTACACGGTCATCAAAGTCAGACTGCTTGATTTCTTCACCCTCTTCAGTCTCATACGGATAAGACGGAGAGGTGTAGTCTCTGATAATCCTAGTAAGAATCTTAAATTCTTTTTTGAGACTCGCGTGAATTCGTGCCTGAATAGCAGACTGCACCTTCATGGCACGCTCTAGAATCGCAAGCGTTGTCCCGACTGGAGCGTCTTGGCGCATGTCATCAATCTTGACATCAGCCATGGAAGCAAAGCGCCTGCCCTCTTCGACAATATTTCCAAGCAGGCTGTACAAAACACCAGACGGCTCTTTGTACGGCAAGAAGGTAATGTTGTCTCTAATCACTCCACCCGGAACGTCCACATCCCGGAACTCTCCGGGCATAATCGGCGTGTCGTCGCCCTTAATACGAAGGCCACGAGTTTTGAGTCCACCCGGAAGGTTCGAAAGCGTACCTGCATCAACAAGCTGACGCAGCAGGCTTGTGGCAGACTTTGCCAGCCCACCGATCATGTGGATCAGCCCAAGGTTGTAAAAACCGATTCCGGGCACATATCCATAATCAACAAAGTGATGAATCTTTTTCCGCATCGGGTCAGATTCTTCCCAGTTACGGTAGATAGAAAGAATCGTACTTGTCGATTTATCAATTGTAATTACATACGGAAGCGCGATGCCATCCGGGTCCTCAAATCCCGGCAGATCGTAATCAACGTGCATCTCAAGGAGTTGGTGGCGATCATCATCCTGCCCGGAGAACGATACACCAGAAATTTCATCATACTTGTCTTTGATTACGTCAACCGAGTTTTCGGCGGGACCAAGATCCACATCCCGATAAAAGCCACTTACCTGAAGCTTTCTGATGTGGTTGGTACTCCTGCTCATTACATGGGTGTACCGCTCTGCAGTATCCAGTGAAGACTCGTCATATGAAATCACAAAGTCTTCTGCAGGAACAAACATTGAGCATGGACGGCCCATGGTTGGGTCGTAATAGATCTTTCTAAAGGCTGCACCCGACAGAGGCAAGCTAAAAAGCAGCTTCTCGGTTTCTGACCGATACTCAGTCATAACCTCAAGAAGCTGATAGTTCATGTACTCCTTAACGCGCTGTGCCTGAGAAATTGTTTCTGGAGTAGTTTTGCCCCAGATCCTCGTTTTAACAGGCCCGCGAGCAGGAAAAATTTCCTGAATCGTCTGGGCTTGGAAACGAACTACAGACTCAGAAAGCAGTGGATGGAAAACGCCGCAGGCTCCCGGCCACGGAGTGGTGCGGTCTTCCATCTCAAGGCCAAGCAGATCTAGTCCCTCTTTGTAGGACTGCTCCCAGTCTTTTCGGCTGGATTTGTCATCTTCGTACATAGAAACAAGCTTTGACGCACACCGCATCAAATCGGTTTCCTCCATGTACTCAGACAAGTTGGCATCGAATGGAGCCTCTTGGAGACCCGCCATAACATCAATGCCACCGAAGTCTATTGTTACGCCGCCATCATCGTCTTCGATAATCAGCATCTCATCTGAAAACTGTTCCTCAACAGGGTCGAGGATAATTTCATTTTCAGGCTGACCTAACGAAGAGATAAGATCGAAAACGTTGTCGGTTAAACTTTTATCTACGGCCATAACAAACTACCTGTCTCCAAATGGCGACCAATTTAATTTATTGCTTAAAAAAGAAACTTCGGGGCAATTTCATTACATGCTCACGGCCCCTGTGAACGCCAGTAATCCTATCCCCAATAAGGTCTCCAACCCTATAGGCCCCGCCTGTTGCTTTATCAAAATCTTCTATTACTGCCCTGCCAATACTTCTAATGCCTCCCCTTCCTACCGAATCCTCTAAGCCTGTCCAAGGGGGTATCGTAACCTCTAAATCAACCAAGGGAAAAAGATCAAACTGTTTTTCTTTTGGAACAATTGCGTATCCGTAATGTGGATGATACCCCCTTGGAACCCTTCTTACCATAAAAGGAAAATCAACCCGACCAGCCTCTGAATCTGCAATTACACTAAAATATTCATCAGCAAACGTTCTATAGGGTTTATCTCTAACTGTTGCCCTATGTACATCTTGAATATCTAGAAGTGACCTAATTCCTTTTCCAGCAGCTTTACCGCCAGTTCGGATCGTCGTGCCTGAAACAAAGGGTAACAAACCAAGAGCAGAAATTCCTAAACCAAGCGCATCCCTGTTCCTAATGGCATTTAAGGCAGATGCTGCATCAACGGCAGTACTAACACCGGGAGTTAAGCTGGCACCCAAAAGAGCCGCTGTACCACCCATATCTTCTGGGTTTACAAGGCGATCAAGCAAATCTCTTTCGGTGGTTGCCATTACTATCTGCCAGCCAGATTTGCTTCAAAGTCCATTGTTGTAACGGCGTCTTCTAAGTCTCCTGCAAAATACTCAAAGTTTGGATTTTCTGAATCAGTCAAAACAAACTCATCAAACTCATTTTTCCTGATCTCATACCCCCTCTCTCTCGCAGCTTGTTGAGCCTGTTTCTGGGTCATCCCCGGTCGGTATGAAGACCCAACCCTTCGCAAGTTTCCACTTTTTGTAGCAACCCTACGAAGCGTTCCACCCATTCCGGGCACAAGACCAAGAATGCCCAGCGCAGTGCCACCCAGATCTCTATCCCTGATTGCTTCTAGTGTTCTGGCACCAGAAATAGCCTGACCTGTGTACGGGGCACTTTCGGCTGCAAGGATTCCAATAGCTCTGAGTTTTTCTAGTAGTTCATCCATCAGTAATACGCTGCTCTTCGATGACGGAAGAATTCTTCTTCTCGCTCATCACTGTCCAAAGAAACGAATCCACCCTGCCTAAATCTCAGCAGGGCCTGAGTGCTTGCATCAACAAGGTCGTCGTGGTCCCCGGCAGGAAAGGCGGCAAACTGCTCAACTACTTCTTCCGCCCATCGTGTCTTAGGTGCCCAGACGAGTCCTGATGAAAATAAGTCAGATATTGCATTTACGCGAGCAATTTTATCTCTACCCCTGCTAGGTGTGTATTCGCTAACAGGAATGCCCATCCTTCGGAGTTCAAATATCAAAGGAGAACCAGATGCCTTTGCTTCAACAACAAACGCATCAGGCTCAAACTCCTTATACATGTCATATGCTCTAACCTTCAAGTCAGGAAACTCTAGCCTTTCTTGAAACGCATCCAGCAAAATTATGTTGGAGTTTTTGTCTTCGTCGTAAAACACACCCCATGTTGTGCAGGCACTGTAGTCTGCTGTTTCTTTTGCAAGAAACGCAGTGTCCCAAGACTGAATAACAAACTCACAAGGTGGTGGTGATTTCGCCTTCCACTCTTTCCACCACTCGCGCTTGATCAGCGCACCTTCTTCGGATGTTGGATCTTGCTGGTACTGGGCAGACCACTTTGAAATCGGAAGCTCTGACTTCAAAGCCTCAAGCTGTTCTATGGGCCAGAACCCCGGCCAGAGCGGGTTGCCGCTTGGCAGGATCGCAGGAAGCTCAATAACCTCCCATTCGTCCGATCCACCCCTCTGGATGGATGATTTAAGTATCTGCCCTGTCAGGTCTTTTTTTGACCACCGCGTCATTACGACACAAATGGCCCCTCCGGGCTGCAACCTCTGCCTTGGTCCAGATGTGTACCACTCGTAGGTCTTATCGTAGATGGCAGGATCGTTGAGAGCGGCTTCCTGCTCTGAGTGCGGATCGTCAATAATCAGAATATCGGCACCTTTACCCGTAACCGCACCACCCACACCAATCGCGAAGTACTCTCCGTTCTTGTTTGTACTCCACCGTCCTGCAGCTTTGGAGTCTGATGCAAGAGATACGGCATCAAAAACAGCCTGATAATCTTCAGACCCGACCAAGTTTCTGACTTTACGGCCAAACCCAACAGCTAGTTCGGCTGTATGGGCAGTCTGAATCACCTTTTTGTCTGGATACTTACCCAGATACCATGCCGGGAACAGGTGGGAGGCGAACTCAGACTTGGTGTGCCGGGGTGGCATGTTGATGATGAGTCTTTTCAAAGACCCGTCAGCAATTCTATTGAAGGCATCCGACATCACCTTGTGATGATCACCTTCAATGAACGCAGGCCAGACGGTTTTTACGAACGAAAGAAAATCCTTCTGGGCATCCACCCTACCTTTCGCATCGTTCAGTTCTTCAAGCAAACGCAAAATCTCTGCCTTCTCGTCCTCGGGCAGAGATTTAATCTTATCTAGAAGATTTTGTTGCATTACCAGTCTCAAACCATTTCAAGATGTCGTCAGCGGCATGCCTGTATTTATCAGACTCTTCGTACATCTCTTCTAATGAAAGCAATTGAGCCTTCATAAGCAACATTGCATGCTTCTTTAAAAGATCTGCAGCACTATGGCTCGAAAGGTATTTTGTTAAGTCTGCACCAGAATACCACTTCAGGCGGGTCTGTATTGGGTTCACATCGTTTCTCGGCATACTCAATCACAATCCTTGATAAATCAAACCACATCTGACTGCCGCGCTCATACCCCAGTCCACCCAAGTAGTCTTCAAGGATGTCTTCAGCAGTGGGGCCTGTGTAACGCACCTTACCGGGACCATGGGGCACATACAGATGCCGGAGTGGTGATCTAGTCCCTCTCTGAGACGCTGTAGAGGCGATGTAAGCCTCAACGGCAACCCAGATGACCTCCAACACCTCTGAGATAATGACGGGCTTTAGAGAGCCCTCTACCACCTCAGAAGGCGAGATCCTTGTCACCCCCTTCGACGTAGAGTTTGTGGTAGTGTTGTGCAAGCTCAAGCGGGTCTGAGTGGCCATGCTCGGCAAAAAACGTCTTAATGCCCCGGTTGTGCTGATCTATATGGCACATCCTGCATAATGGCACAAGATGCTCACTTGTACCCCCAGCCCCTCTAGACCTCATATGGGCAGGATCACTGGGCGCACCAGCACCACAAGCAGAGCAGGGCAGGGAACGAATCCAATCCGCCTTCTTTCCAAACTGCTTCTCGTAGAGACGAACACGCTTGGCAAACTTTCTGCTCATCAGACCCCCCAGTATATACTAAGTAAAGTTACTAAGTAATTACTTTTTAGAAAGTCCTTTAAAAATACCTTAGTAAAAACAAAAAAAATACTTAGTAAATTTTACTTAGTAAATTTACTAAGTATATACTGTACGACACCTAACTTTTTCGTTTTGTTGGGAAATTTTTTTCAGCGAAAAAAAGCAAGCAAAAGAAAAAACAAAACGGGGTGAGACTTAGAAATACCTCGTGTCCAAAAATGAACCCTGTCGAGCCCTGATAAGTGCGATCAAACGTGCAAAAGCTTACTTATTTGGGCGGCTACGTCACGCGCGCGTTCGGGTGGGTGGGGGGTACTGGGGTTCAGGGATTGCATATTTATACACCATGCCTGCATATCTCCTGTATCACATAGATGCGCAGCTTATCCGAAACAGGCTCAAAAAAGTTTTTTGAGATTGTCGGCCTTGTAACTCGTTGTAGCACAATAGGTTAGGGGTCTTGCGTACCTGTTGCACTTGTTGTATACCTTATTCGTTGATTGAAAACACGGGTCTTGAGATCGGGTCGCCATCCGGGCGCAAGCTGCGCCCAAAGGAAACGACCTATGTCACAAAACAACGAAGTAGTGCTGAAGCAACTCCAGAAGACAATCCGCAGGGAAGTGAAGGAACTCCGGCAGATCGCGGCTCCGGCCCTGATCGTGCTGAGTCTCCCGAAGGAGCCCACTCCTGAAGACATCGAAGGGCTCTACTTGGTGGTCCAGTCGGGCATGAAGGCGGAGAAGGAGTACGGAGTACCCTGCCAACAGTTCACAACAGCCCAGACGTTCAGGAACGCTAGGCCTCTCTTCGAGGCCCTGCTGAACTACCGGGATGAGCCTGAGGTGCGAGACGCATACGATGCCGAACTGGCAAAGGTGACGATCGACGCCGACAAGGGCGCTGTGATGGCAGAAGGTGCCGGATCTTGGCCGAAGGGTTCGGAGATTGTTCAGGCGATGGAGAAGGCGAAGAGCCGACTCGTCGAAGAGGCGAAGGTTTCGAAGGAAGCCGTCGAGAAGGCGCGCGAGATCCGGAAGCTCAAGATCTCCGCGCTCGAAGCCCTGAATACTGAGATGGACGCGACGGACGCGCTCCAGAAGGTTTCCGAGTATCAGGCCGGACTGCAGGAGCTGTTGTCGGGAGCGGGTGGGCTGGTCCACCTGCTGCGAGCCCCAAGCCTGCCGGAGCCCCGGAAGTTCTCCTTCAAGGGCGGCGCGCAGGACAACAGAAAGAAGGGCGAGAGAACGATCGCAGACGTTGGCGTCTCGATCTCCTAACTAACCAACTGACCTGATCTCAAGACCCGCAATCAACAGCCCCTCGAACCTTCCCGGTTCGGGGGGTTTTTTGCGTCCAGTCTCAAAAAACTTTTTTGTAATCCGGTGTATAAATATTCACCCCACCCCAGTCTCAAAAAACTTTTTTGTACTCCCCTACAAGTAACCGGGGTGAGGAATCGAAGTAGTATGCGTGAGGGATCGAATGAATAAGTAACCGGAGTGGGGAATCGACTAAGTAACAGGAGTGAGGGATCGACTAAGTAATGAGGGTGAGGGATCGAAGTAACAGGGGTGAGGAATCGACTCAAAAAAGTTTTTTGGACCCTATGATTTCGTTTGAAGGGGTTCGAGAGAGCCCCTCCGCTACTTCTGACCCCTTTCCACAAGTGCTATCACGAGTCGAACAATCTCGACAACCTCTTCTCCAATTCGTTCTCAATATCCTCTGGGGTTCTGTGCTCCACTACCATCTTTGTAGTGTCTTCGAATGCCCCTTCTGCCTTACCCAATAGCTCCAATGCCCGGACCCGTGTAGACGGTGGGTTGGTGTCGTTCATTGCTTCTTTCTTGAGCATCTGAAGCACCCATTCGCGGCTTAATTTCTTGTGTGTTGCCTTTGCCTCACGCTTGTCGGCACGAAGATCTTCGACAGCATTCCGCACCTTCTCCTTCTTCATCAGTCGCGAGCCTTCGACCCGGACAGACTTGTCACTCGCGGTGCTCTGATATGCCTTTCTGTAGGCATCCGTATAGCTCAGGCCCTTGGCAACGAAACCGGCAAACGCGGCTTGTTTGGGCGTTAGGGTGTCATCCTTATTCATACCCAACGATAAGACCCTATTTCATGGGGTGCTAGTTGCAGTATGATTGTTACTATATTGTTACATAGGGGGGTGTTGACATTATTGCATTGACCTATTAGATTTAATGCGTAGGATCGAAGCGGGGCCAAGAGCCCCAAAAAACTTTTTTGAGGAGCAACTGATGAGCTACGCAAGGATCACCAAGACCAGAATCGCCGCCGACTACCCGCACCGGATCAACGAAGATGGTTCCGGGATGTGGGGATGCCCCGTTTGTTGCGGGGATGGGCGCACGACAGATGTACGGTATGGGTGGGTTGTAGTGAGAGAGGGTAGACCGTTCAATGTGTGCCGTTGCGAAGCGTGTGACGTGTGGAACGCATAACCAAAAAACTTTTTTGAGGAGGAAGTGACATGAGGAAGAATTGCCAACGCACCGTCAACGCATGGCGGAAAGGGAAGTCCTTCGGTAAGTGGGGCGACTCCATCTGGACAGATGGCGACGGGATCTACTCCTACGCTACATGGATCGTGTGCCCGAGCGAGCCCGAACAGAGGCGCGTAGCTCAGGGTGGCCCGTTCCTGTTCAATGCCACGAAGTACAGCCAGACGACAACAACCCACCAGAACGCGCTCCGCGCATACATGGAGGGCGACGGGTTCAATCTGCGGGTGTATGACAACGTACTGAGGGGCACCTCCTACAAACTGTAGGGAGGGGTGTTGACATTGTTGCATTGATGTATTAGCTTTATTGCGTAGGATCGGAGTGCGGCAAACGAGTCGCAAAAAACTTTTTTGAGGAGCTTCACATGGCGTGGAGAAGCGATGTCGGTGACTATTTAGTCGCCCACCAGAAGATCAGACGGGAGCACCACCCGATCTGGTTGCGAGCGAGGAGAGCCAACAGCGTACAGTCGGCGTACCGAATCCTGAAGCGCAACCTACCGGACGAGCGCATCCCTGAACCGTGGGCGTCCAAGCTGAAGCATCAGCACAAGCCCCTGCGGACCACGAGTCAGTACACGAAGGGCAACAGCGACCCGCGCACGTTCGCTCGTCGCGAGCCCGTACCCACGGGTGCAGTCGAGTCCTTCGGGCCTGACACATACAAGCCAAGACGCAAGACGCGCAGACGCCCCGCGTACATGGGCGCACTACACACCACCGTGAGCCCCGAGCGGGTTTGCAAGTCCTGCGGTACCACAGAGTGCCGCACCCACTAATCCAAAAAACATTTTTGGAAAAGATTTCCAAGGAGGAGTGAGATGTACCAAGGTACCGAATCGCTGATTCTCGACCACGTTCGAAGGCTTGGCAACCACATCTATGCGTATGTCATAGAGCCCGGAAGAGCGAACGACTACCGGGGGCGCGTGATTATTCAGGTTCACCCTATGTACTACGAGGATGGCCCTGTTTCCATCAAGGTCGAGTCAACGTCGGATGACACGCTCAGGTGCATGAGGTTTCTGAGCGAGAACCCCGAAGTAGTGCGCACCGCAATCGCAACCGCAATGGAGGAGGAGTAAAACATGAATGTAGTTATGAAGCCTCGAAATGTTTTCGAGAGTCAGCGATTGGGCATGGTTTACCGAGTAACCGATCTGATTGATCGGGTGGAGGCACAAGTCTACGAGCACGACGACCGCTACACCGTAAGTCTCGTGGATCTCGACAGCGGCGAAACGGCAGGCACTGTGACGTATCGGTATAATGGGAACCAGAGCGTTGCGCTTACCAAAGCATCGGAGAAAGCCAACCATTGGTGCGCTCCCCTTCCTGTCACCTTGGCTCGCATGAGTGAGGGTGTGCCCGTACAAGACCAGTTGATGAGACTAGCAATACTCACGCAGTACAAGGAGAACTACGGGGCACACGATTGGGATGGCGACGGTGAATGCCCACAGTACTGGAAAAGCAAGGGCGGCTACTGGTATGTGATTGAAGGCATACCCGAGGGGGTGTCCGCGTTTGAAGCCCTCGCGTTGGCCCGAACCGTCATTGAAGCCGACAATGACTACTTCAAGGAGTACCCTGTGCACCATGAGGAGTTGATCGACGGGGGCAAGGACCCTTGGGATGAGTGGGAGAAGCCCAAGCGTATTTCTTGGGGGGCGCTAAACGCTGATCTAGAAAAAATTTCTGGAAAAGATTTCCAAGGAGGAGTGATGTGAGGTGCGCGGTCGCGGGGTGCAGGCAGACTGTTCACCCCGTTCGGGTGGAGTGCGGGATATACACCTGCATGGCGCATGGCAACCACGCGAGGACGCAAGGCGTGATGATCCCGAGCAACGGCAAGTGTGGGATGACACTGCAATTGATTCCGGGAGAAGCCAAGCATCTACAGGAGTTGATGAAGAAGCAGGTCCAACGAAACAGGATGTCCGGTTAATCCAGAAAATATTTCTGGAAAAGATTTCCAACACGAGAATGGAGGAGGAGTAAAATGAGCACGACAATCTGGAGTGACAGTCATCGCAAGTTTATGGCACCCGTGAGACTTTGGTATGCCGTTCTGGTCGCACAGCGAGACGATGGCGAGGTGTACACGCATGAAGATGAGGTCGAATCCTTGCATGGGTACGGTGCAGAGGCCACCGCCGTGCGTGTCTGGAAGAACAAGTACGCCGACCAAGGTGACACGCTACTAGCTGTCGTCACAAGAGAGATCTAAGGAGGAGTGAGATGAGTTGGAAGAAGGAAGTCACCAAGATGTGCATTGCCTTTGCCAACGCAGAGGATCAGAGCCTTACGAGTGAGGAGCGCAAAAAGCATCACGAAGAGTATCTTCATGTCCGCACAAATCTTCTCCGTGAATTAGAAGTACAACTCTTGCGTGCCCACTTCTGGGAGCCAAGGAGGAGTGAGATGAGTAAGCCAGACGACGGGTACCACTCCAACGAAGAGTGGGCGCGTGACGCCTACGAGCGACGCGACTTTGAAAACCTCGCGGACAAGTTGGAGCGTTTCGCAAAGGGCAAGCACATACCCAAAACGCTCCGCAAAAATATGTTCGCGACGGCTTGGGACATGAAGCAGTACGCTCGAAGAGGTACGGCATCGTTCGGGGTGTAAACAATCAACCGACAAATAATATTTGTCACAGAAAGGAGGAGTGAGATGAACCCGGATTACGCAGTCAAGTACAAGAACCCACTTTACGGAGTTGAAGAGGGTGAGCTTGAGCATTTCAAGATCACCCTGACCTGTTCAGACCCCTTAGATCAGTCGTGCGTGTCCGTAGACAAGGAGTTTCCGACACGCAAGGGCATCGCTTCGGCTCAGGAAACGGCTCGTAAGTTGGTGCGCGAACTGAAAAACTGCATGGATCTGGACACCGACCAGATCATCATCCGTAAGGTTTACACCGGCAAGTAGCACACTCCAGAAATATTTTCTGGAAAACTTTTCCGTGGGCAATCCGCCCACCTATCACAGCGGCATTGGCCGCAAACGAGGAGATATCACAATGAGCAT